TATATTGGATTCTACCAAAATATCCTGCGGATGTTTTATTTATGTAACAGTCAGTCCAAGCAGTTGTGAAAAAACCAGTTGAAGTTGAAATAATTATTCCATTCTCAGAAATAATACAATCATTACCCCTTTTTTCTATTTTTATGTCACCATTAACTATTTTACCTACATTTAAAGGAAAATTAAAAGAAGATGTGTTATAAAAAGTAATCTTTGTCTGATAAAAACTAATAACAAACCCTCCAGAGAAAAGAGTTTTAAAATTAGAATTGTTAAAATTTCCATCAACATACATTTCCAATATCCAATCATCAGTAGATAAAAGAGTAATATTTTGATTAAGTTTTACAGAACCATTAGCTTTAAAATAAGAACCTTTACTTTCAACTAAAGGTAATTCTTTTGTTGTATCTTGAGTAGTAATGCTTGTATCAGCTAAAGTATTATATAGTCCAACATAAGAAGGAATATCTGAAATTATTGTAGCTTCTGTTGTAATAACATCTACCTTAGTTACTAAACTTTGTACATTTGGAATGACTTCATCATCTTGAGATACTATATAAATATCATACTCGGTTTCAGAAGTTAGCCCGGTAACACTAGATGAAAAATCTGTACTAGCAGTTGTAACATTAATTGTTCCGCTACTTTCAGCAGTAGAACCACCTGTTCCAGTTCCTGCTATTACTTCAGCAACACTTGGAGCTGTTACGTTATTTCCTAACACTACATAATAAGAAGATCCAACTTCATCTAACTGAACTACAATATCCAAACTTTTTGTGGCTACATTTGCAGTTTTTGGATAAGTAGCAACAAAGCTAGGAGCTGTTATGTCAGTTGTTAATGCTTCTATTTTAGTTACAGAAGCTTGAACATTAGGAATTGATTCATCATCTTCACTTACTAAATAAATATCATAATTAGTTTCAGAAGTTAGCCCGGTAATACTAGCTGAATAATCTGTGTTAGCAGTTGTAACATTTATAATTCCATTAACTATTGCACCTGTTCCATCTTTGACTTCACTTACTGTAGGAGCAGTTGAATTATTAGCTAATACTGAATAATAAGAACTACCAATCTCATTTAACTGAACTATAATGTCTAAGCTTGTTCCACCTAAATTTTCAACTTTAGGATAAGTAGAGATAAATAAAGGAGCAGTAATCTCAAGTGTAGAAGCTTCTATTTTAGTAACAGTGTTCTGAATATTAGGAGTTGGTTCATCATCCTGACATACAACATAAATGTCATAATCAGTTTCAGAATCCAGTCCTGTAATATTAGCCAACATATCTAAATTAATTGTATTAACAACTATACTTCCATTAACTATTGAACCAGTACCTGCTATTACTTCATTAATAGTAGGAAGTGTAGCATTATTTGGTAATACTGAATAATAAGCAGTACCAAGTTCATTTAATTGAACCACAATATCGAAACTTGTTGCTGATACATTTTCAACTTTAGGATAAGTAGAAATAAAACTAGGAGCAGTATTATCTACTGGTATTTCAGTTAATGTTGTTACATTAAGAGAAGTTACAAAAGCTTGAACATTTGGAGTAACTTCATCGTCCTGTGCAACCATATAAATATTATAATCAGTTTCAGAATCCAATTCTGTAATATTTGCTAAAGCCTCTATATTAGCTGAAGAAACATTTATATTTCCAACAACTATTGCTGTTGCACCTCCAGCACCTGTCCCAGCCTTAACTTCACTAACAGTAGGAATTGCAGGATCATTTTCTAATACTACATAATAAACGTTTCCAATCTCATTTAATTGAACAGCAATATCAAAACTGTTTAACTCTACATTTTTTGTTTTAGGATAACTATAAAGGAAAAATGGTGCTGTAATATCAAGAGGAACTTCTACAATTGCAGGCTCAGAACCAAGCTCAAAATTAACTAAAGCATCTGTTGTATCTTCAGTTCCAATAGATTGAGTATAATCAATTTCACTAAACGCTCTTGTATCTGTATTTTCTACAGTATCAGCAAGAATAAAGTCATATGAAAACTCAAAGGTATATTCATAAACAAAAGTTGATCTATCATATAAAATTTGATTGTGACCAGTTAATACAGTAATAAAATCACTTGTTGTTGATAATCCAGTGCTAAACTTCGCTCCAAACAAAGACTTTGTTAAAGGAAGCAACATATCATGGCGACAAATATCAACAGCATCAACAGCAGAAATATCATTCTTAACATTTTTAACAAGAAAAACAGAGAATCCATCAATGATTCTCATTCTCATATCTTGACCTTGTGCTATTGTAGCGTAAGAATCATTATAAGTTGTTCTGTTCTTAGACATTATAGCGTCTGCCATAGTGACAAACATCCATAAATCAGAAATATTTTGTTTTGTATATTGTTCTAAAGCTCTTGTTAATGTTGCTGTTCCAGCAATTCTAATACCTTTTTTAACTTTACCTGACGAATAATAACCATTATCAAAAGATCCTGTTATTTCAAGTTCTGTTGCACTAACAACAACTACTGAATATCTACCATTAACACCACCTACAGTTATTTCTTCAAGAGCTTCATTTCCATTTAATGTTGGAAGACTGTTTGAACTTCTGATCTTAAAATTATTTCTATCCTGAACAGAAATAAGATCAAAATCAGAGTTCCAATCATTGTCTGTAAATCCGTTTAATGAAACTTTTTCATAACCATTATATCCAAAAGTTAAATCATGTTTTCCGTTTACTTTTATGGAAAAAATTAATCCATCCTTTGAAATTTCTTCTATAGGATTGTTATAAGAAACATCAGAAATTGTTATTGCATCCCCAGTAGACAGTTTATGATCTAAAGTTGTAGTTATAGTAGCAACACCATTTAAAGAAACAATTGTAGAGATAGAAAGATTACTACTAAAGATGTCAGTATATTTTGGAATTATTAATTGTAATTGGTCTACTACTTCAGATATTTTCATCTTTTTTTCCTAGATCTTCGATGTGTTCTTTTTAAGTGTCGAATGAGTATTTCTTGTGATTTTTCTTTTAACTCTTCAACGGCTGTACTAACGTGATGTCTTGGCTCAATGTTTTTTGTTCCTTCTTCTAAATATCTTCCGTATGGTTCTAGTCCAGTAGATTTATCACCAAAGTCAACTTCTGTGATACCATGAACATCATAACCAACACTTCTATAAAGATTCCTTGTAACTATTGCAGGAGCTTCACCGGGAGCAGAAGCTTGATGTAAATTTCCATTATAAATATATAATGCTCCGGTTTTAGGATTTTTCATCAATCTTCTTATTTTAAGAACGTGAAGTTTTCCTACATCATGTAAAGCATTTTTTAATGCAAATTCTGTTGCACCAATAATGGTTTCTATAACATTAAAATTTGCTTTATTTTTTTTACCTGCAATAAGTGAAATCATCTATTTACCTCTAAGTCATCATCTCCTAATAACATACAGAAAAGAAAAAGGAATTGTTTTCTTCTCTCAGGATCATCAATGAACCTTATTTTATAACTAAGATCATCAAACTTTATAATATTATTAGAAATTATATCAGACCGATACCTTATTGTAAAGATATGAGAAATTTTTACTTCTGAATCTACTCCATCAAAAACAAAAGTACCTAAACCTTTGTAAGAATTAATCTTTGCCCAAGGTGAGCAAATTAATTCGTGAGACTGAGAAAAAGAAGCATCACCAAAAACAGGAGCTGAAATTCCTCTTCTATAAATAGAAACTTTACTTCTTAAATCACCAATTTGAGGCTTTCTTGACGCTCTTCTTTGAGTTGCTATTTTACCCATAAGTATTTAATATTCTATATTGTTTTATAATCTTTTTTGCTACTAAAGGAAGCTGTAATTTTCCTTCTGTATCTACATCGCCTCTATTTTCATACCAAAATAAAACTACTTGTTTAATTGCGGTTTTAATCGCTTCTGGTACTGTCGCATAGCCAGCAGTAAACTCAATCTCAATTGCATAAGCCATATCTACATCAAAAACATAATCATTTTTAAAAAGAAGTCTGCAATAAGAAGATTTTCTTTTTAAGATATAATCCTCTGGATCAATTACTTCATCATTTATTTTTACGGATGAAATTTCTAATAAAGGAGACTGCTTTATCTGAACAAAAGGTAAATGTTCATATTTAGATGTGGAGAAATAACTAAAGTATCCTGTGAAAGTTCTTTGAACAAAAACTCTGTTGGTCATTGATTCAACTAAATCAGTTGCAGACGAAATTAAAGATTCAAGCAAGTCTTGTTCACTTGAGTCTAAGTCCCTACACCAATCTGAAGATTCAGAAAAAACAATAGGATCTGAGCTTGGAGCTGTCTTTATTTCGTAAAAATCATTTGACATTTTAACCTTTTTTAACTATTGTTTTCGATTAATTCACAGATTAAATCTATCATTTTTTCAACACTATTCTTTTTACTAATAACTTCGTTTAATTCTAGTTTTGCCCAATCTTGCAAGAATTGTTTTTTTTCTTTTAAAGTTTCTAAATTACTTGCTAAATAAATAAGTTTTGTTCTTGGATTAAATGCTGACTCTTCTTCTTTTTTCTTTTCTGCAATATTATTAAGAACATTTACTAAAGATTTTTCTGCATCAGTTTTTTGTTCAATAACTATTTCTTCATCTAAATTTTCTTTTGCCCAACAATCATCAATTAACTGCTTTGATTTTTTATCATCAAAGTCTAAAATATCTTCATTTTCTTCAAAATATTCTATTGGGCCATAAGCAGGATGAAAAGAATAATATCCAGTTTTCAATATTTTTAAGTTCATTCTTTCCTGTATAATTAATAAGCCTAGCAAAAAACACTAGGCTTTTAAAATTTACTGATTTGCAACAGGTTTACAATAAGCATTTGCTTTTACAGCAACACCAACAAAAACACCACCAGAATCAGTAGCAGTAGAAACAATACTAGCTCTTACATATCGTTTTTTACCGGTATATCCAACTCTTTTAGCAGTATCATCATCAGCCAGTGCAAAAGTAACACTACCTAAAGTATTAGCAGAAGCAACAACAACCGCATCAGACAAAGCTGAATTATCGCCTTCGTGCAATAGAACAGTATAAGCTCCATCTGTAATTGTACCAGATTGAACAATAAATTCTAAAGCTTCATATCCAGCAGTATCAATAATATTTCCAGCAGTAGTAGTATCGGTTGCAATAGTAGCACTATCAAAAGCACTTTCTACATAACAATCATTGTGAATATCACTAACATTTCTCATCTTTATTATCCCTTAAAAGTTTTTTAAAGTGTGCTACATTAAATTTATAGCACACAAATTATGTTCACTCTATGCGTGAACTTTCATTACTTTGAATGCTTCAGGAATAATAACTTTTCCTGTGTTGTATTTGTGGAAAGTAAGCTCAATAATGTTCTTACGTTTTTGAGTAAGATTATCTCTAATCACTGTTAAACCAGTACGATCAATAATCTGATAGCCTCTCATAAAATCTGCATACATAATAGCATAAGCATTGGCGGCAATATTAGGCATATCGTTCATAATAACATATCTTTCACCAGCGATACTATTAGGTACTCCCGGTACTAAAGAAGGTTGCCAAGCATAAGCACCACCATCATTTTTTAGAGTTCTAAGGAAAGCAAGTGTTTGTCTGTTAAAAGCAAACATTGGATTTTGTCCAGCTTTCAATTGACCAGTAATCAAAAGAAGATCATCACCAGAAACTGCTCCTGCACTTTCAGAAGTATAAGGATTAGCAATAACTTTCGCATTAGCAAGAAATCCTTCAGGTTGTTTAACACCAGTACCCAAAATGAATTTGTTTCCTTCTGTGAAAGCATAAGCTTCAGCTACATCTCTTGTTACTTCAGATTCAACATCAAAACTTGAATCCATCAGTAAATCTTTTGTCATAGGTACAGTAGTTGTAAGTCTGTAAGCAGTCATAGTTTCTGCTCCATAACCTCCTTGACTATCATTACCTGACTCTGCTTCACCTTCGTAAGTAGCAACAGGAAGAGACTTTCTAACTGGCATTTCAAAAGTCTTTTTACCAACTGTTCTTGTTCTTGCAACTTGTCTTATAGGACTAATTTCAGTAATGTATTTAATCAGAGTATTGTCAAGCTCAATGTTAGTTAGATAACCACCATCGGTATCATTATCCATTCTAAGAGCTTTTACTTCTTCAGCACTGATTTTTTCACCATACTTACAGAAATTATTAAGTGCTTTATACTCAGCACCATCTTTGTAATTTGTTTTAACACTTGATTTATGTTTAGCAACTTCAACTTCAAAGTCTTTAACTCTTTCTTCCAAGTCAAGAGCTTTTTGCTCCATTTCCTGTTGTTTTTGAACAACTTCAGAGTGTTTTGCTTCACTAGACTCAAAAGCTTTGTCTGTTCGATCTTGAGCTTCTTTTGTTTGACTAGACTCAATACCAAACTCTTCTACTGTTTTTCTTAATTGATCTACAGCTTGTTTAACCTCATTAGGTGTAATTTCAGGCATTATTTTTCCTCAATTTTATTTTCGATTTGTTTAATTGAACTGATAATTTCAGACCATTGTGTAGCTTCAGTTTCTTTCTTTTTTTGTTCTTCTTGTTCTTCTTGTTCTTTTTTCTCTTTTTCTTCAGCGTCACGCTGTGCGTCTTGGTCATCAGCGACCAATCCAGCTTTTACAAATGAAACTAACATCTTTGAATCTTTCTTGCTAAAAGCAGAACCTTCGTGAAAAGCTTTTTCTAGTTCCCTTTCGTTCAACTCTTTCAAGTTTGTTATTTTTTGGTTTTCTAAAGATTTAATTGTCGCTTGGTCATTCATTGGAATAACTACAAGTGACCCTTCCATTAAACTTACTTTTTTTAAGTATCTAACATCATCTCTAAATTCAACATTTTTTTGATACTCTGGAATCCAATATCCAATGGACATTGATTTAATAGATCCAATTTCCATTTGTGGAACAATTCTTTCTTTTACAAATGAGTCTGCCAATGGCATTTTAGCCTTTACATAAAGACCTTTTTGATCTTCAACTAAAGATTCAAAAATTCCTAAAGGTTCTGATCCATTATGTGACCATAAAAGAGAAGGAGTTTTTTTAAGCAAAGACTCTGTAAAAGCTCCTTTAACCACGACATCATCACCTAAATCTACATTACCGAACGTAGACAAATATCCTTCAAAATAAGCATATTTTTCATCAACTCTAAATGTTTCCATTTTAAAGTCAAAAGCTTTATACTCTAATTCCATTTATTACCTTCTAATTCTTAAAAGTTTATATTCTAATCGACATCTGCAATTCATTACGTTTTTTGCAGTAGCTCCAAGTGAAACATCACAAGGATACATTAATGATTCACCACCAGAAATAAATGGTTCATATATATATTTTTCAGTGTTATTTAAAAAAACGTGCAAGTCTCTTACTTTTGAATCACCTACATCTTTCCATATCTTTAAAGTATTGTTTCTTTCTGGTATAACAGGGTTTAAAACAGAATTAGGATCACCACCTGATAAAACGGTAGCCTCTGCTATCTTAGCGTTTTCTGCTATGCTCTGAGTAGTAAAAGTAGCTATCTTATTAATCCTAGACTTAATAAATCTCAAAAAATAAACATTCGCTGTAACAGCCAATGATCTATTTGTAATTGTTAGCCCTTGAGCAATAAGAATATTTCTTGCATAATCTAAAGAATCTGCTAAATTCTTTTCATTAGTCTTTGTGATAGTTTCGGAATTTTCTTTAGTTGCTCTATCACAATGAGTTAACAAATAAGCAAGTAGCAATGATTCTTCAAGATCAGAAGTTCCTTGATCTTCTTCTGGAAGGGTTTTTTCTATTTGTTTTTCAAAACTTTTTTGAACTCTAGCACAATGTTTACTTAATATTGTTTCCCACTCTTTACTGAATTTTTCCGCTGATACTTGATAACCATTAGCAACAATATGTTTGACGTTCTCTTTACTCATTCTCAGGAACAACGCCCTGACTTCTCTCATAAAAAGAAGTATTAATGCCTCTTTCTTATCGTTTTCAGTTTTTTCATTCATAATTAAGTAGCGTTATTATCATCAGTGTAAAGATCAGTTCCAATAGGAAGAAAATTTGATGATTTATAAAGAACATCACCACCTTCAACTGGTTCTCGGTTAGGAAGTAAAGATCGTAACTCATTGTCAGTTTCTACACCAATTTCTTGTCTTTTCTTAACCTCTTCAATCTTTCTTTTCTTTAAAGCATCAATTGATTCAGGATTATAAGTAATTTTAAATTTTTTAGGATCTAAGCCAAATCTATGAAGAAGCAGATCACTCAATCCTTCAAATAAAATATTTGCTAATGGAATGATTGCCATATCATAAAGAAGCTCAATACCAGTCTGCATATTGTTAAAAGTTGCGGCATCGTTTGTTACCAGTGCCAGAGGAACATTATATCTAAGATAAATTGCATAGCCAGCAAAAGTTTCAAGTTCTGCATAATCCATGTCTTTATTATTAACACCAAATTCTTTTACACTTGATATATCAGCTCCTGAAATAACACCAATCTTTCCAGCATTACCACCAAAATCTTCTTGAATCCTTTGCTTTCTTTGGTCATGCTCAGATTCAGTAATCATGTCTTCATCATTAAAGGAAATTAACAGTGATAATCTACCACCATTATCTAATAAAGAAAGATTATGAAGTTTACCTTTAATTATTTGCCTTGCTTCATTTGCTGAAGCTTGTAAAGGAGAATCAGACTGAATATTATTTCTTTCAGAAGAAAAACCTTTTATGTGGTAAATTTCTTTTAAATTACCATCATAGAACTTTGTTCCTAATTTTCTGTCTGTTGACCTTGTAAAAGTTCCTGTAACCGATCCAGTAGGAACAATATAAGCATCAGGATATGTATCTAAATTTTCTAATACAGAAACTTCTTGATAAGAGACAGGCCAAATTTCAATAGGCGGCCTTTTAATATTTCCTACGCAAGTAATTAAACTATCATGTTTTAGCAAATAGTTTCTTGCTAGTGTTCCCATAAAATCGTGATATAAGTTCATGCCATTTGGCTTTTTTAAAAACCTTATAATTTCATGGTCTGTAATTATTTTTCCTTCTGAATCTTCTATTACTGGTTGAACTAATTTAACAGAATCGGCAATCATATCAACAGCAGTTGCGATTGCTGAAGTATTCCTATAAAAACCATTTGCCATTTGTGCGGAAATAGTAGCTCCCGGACTTCCTAAAGCATACTCTAAAAAAGATCCTTGTTCCAATGGCAGATAAGCACTCTTTGTTTCCCCTTTTTTTGATTCTTTTTCTTTGAACCAATTTTTTGGATTTAATGAAAACATTATATTAAAACCTTCTTTTTATGTTTAGGCCAAAATGCCATTACGATTGAATCAGCCCTGTTTGGAGACTTAGAACCTTCAGGAGTTTTATTTACAATTATTCTGTCCTTCTCATTAAGTTTATAAGTAGGTTGTGACAATTCTTTGAGTAAATCTTGTAAGTCTTCTATCTCAGAAGAAATACTAATAAGTTCTTCTTCATTAAATGGAGTTCCTTTAGTTACAGCATCAAAAGTTCTTTTAAATCTTGTTCTTAATTGCCACCATCCTTGAGCTTTCAAGTTAGCGTAAAAGTCCATATTTTTAGGTGACTCTTTATCGCCTTTTATCACTCTAGCTTTTGGAAACAATGGTGAATTTTTACCGCACCAAGGAACAATCTCTAAATCTGTATCTAAAAGTCTTTCTCTATCTAGTCTGTTTATTTCAGACTTTACATTAGAACCAACTCCTACAGAATCATATTGAAGAGAATCAACGCATCTTCTTTTGCACATATGAAGTGACTTTTGGGTAGCTTCAATAGGATCGCCATTCGCCCATCCAATACAATCTTTTAATAAAAATGATTGCCTAATTGCTGTAGCATGTTTATCCCGGCCAATACCTTCAGAAACATCAAAACCACAAAATGTTTTACCATAACTTTCTATATTTAAAGTCTTATGAGCGTCAACCGCTGACTTGATCCAAGCCATAGGAATAACAGTTCCTTCAACAGCAGAACTGGCATCACGATCAACTTCTTGAGCAAATAAATGAAGCAAACCTTCTTCTTCAGCTTTTGCCCTTCTTCTATCATACCATTCTTGAGTTTTAAAAGGGTGATCTCTCCAGTCAAAAACAAATACCCAAGTCTTATTGGTATCCATTTTCTTTCCTTCTTCCCATTTATCACCAGCGTCTACCCTTCTTTGAAAAATTGTAGTAGGCCCATTCACAGAACTAATATCAATTTGAACATTGGTATTATCACCTAAAGCCGCCTCAATCTTCTCTGGTCTTTCATAATGGGCAGATTCATCTTTAAAATAAATAGACTTACGACCACCACGACCGATAGCATCACCTGCCTCTCCTGTAATAGAAGCTGAGTTATCAGGATTATAAATTCTCATCATTCTGGAATGCTCCCGATCATTAAACCCTTTAGGTTTAAAGAAAGATGGAAGATTCTTAATGATAGTCCTCATCTTCTCAAAGATACTATCCATATCTCCAAGTTGATCTACAAGCATTTCTTTCCTTGATCCCCAACCAACTGAAGATCCTTCATAGAAAAGCCATAACCAAACTGAGAAAGCACAACATACCCAAGTAGCACCAGCGTCACGACATTTTTCAATAGCACCACAATTTTTGTTTGTTACACAATCGTGAAGAAAGTGAATTAAATCTTTTTGTCTTTCAAACAGACAAAATGGCATTAAAGTAGGAATATTAGTTCCTTGATTCCTTGGATCGGCTGTCACAGTCCAGTCTTCAATAAATTCAACAGGACGATCTTTATAGTAAAGCTTTGCACTTTTCTGCATAGCTTTACTACGATTAAGCATAAAGAATTTCTTTATCCTTTCCTCATTGATTTTCTTGTAGTCTGGTCTTTGGCTATTCAGCATTTTCACTTATCGGACATAAAATTATAAAAACGATATTATAGTGTATAATATATTTTTTGTAACATATTACACACTATAATGTTCTTTAAATAAAAATCATTAGTGGATTTTCTTCAGAGTGAAGAGATGAAATTGTTTGTTTTTGGATTTCAGGAGAATAACAGTCTTCAAAAAACACTAACTTTTGCTCATTATTTCCAACTTCGTAAAGGCTGTTTACTTGTGCGGTCATGCAGAACATATCCCAAGTTAACATATTTATTTGAGTATATGGATCAAATATAGTTTCAACTTCTACTTCTTCTTCATCATTTTCAAAGTCCATATTAAGCCATTTTATTATATACGGTCAAAAAATATTGACCGTATATATGGTTTTTATTTAAGAATCATAATCATCATCATCATATTCATCTTCAGCAAACAAAAAACCTATAACAAATACTATAACACATACAATAGCCAAATCAAAGAGGGTTATCATCTCCTGCCACTCCTTCTACCTTTTCCAGTTCCATCTTGTCTACCAGAATTATCTTTTGAAAAGAAGATTCCAATAATACAACATACTACAAAAGCAATAAAGGTTTCCATTATAATAACTCCACTGCTAATCCTGCCAATTCAGAACGCTCTGTTTTTACCAGAGTAACATGACCGTGAATTTTCTGTTCCTTAAACTTTTCAATTACATAGGTTAATCCATTGTTCCGTTCATCTAAGTACGGAGTATCAATTTGTTTTGGATCACCTGTAAGCACAATTTTTGTGCCTTCACCTGCCCTTGAAATAAATGTTTTGATTTCGTGAGGAGAAAGATTCTGTGCTTCATCTATAATGATGAACTGATTTGCAATTGACCGTCCTCTGATAAAGGTGATAGCTTCCATTTCAATAGTCCCATTATCAACAAGACTTTTAACTTTTGTTTTAGTAGAACCAACTTCAACTTCACCATCTTTTGACTTTTCACCAATAGTTCCATCTTTTTTACCTTTTAGTAAATAAGAAAGGTTATCAAAGATAGGTTGCATCCAAGGAGCTAATTTTTCTTCTTTAGATCCGGGAAGAAAACCAATATCTTTTCCCAAAGGAATAATTGGTCTTGATACTAGAAGGTTATCATATTTTTGATTTCCCATTACGCCATTCAGACCAGCGGCGAGAGCTAGTAGTGTTTTTCCAGTTCCAGCCTGACCTGATAAAGTAACAAGCTTGATTTCAGGGTCTAGAAGCAATTCTAAAGCCATTCGCTGTTCTTTGTTCTTATTCCTAACTTTACCAATATGATCTTTTGTCTTATCAAGCTTTATAATTTCATTATTACTGATAGCACGACAGATAATAGCGTTTTTAAGATTACCCATATCGAAAACGTGAACAAAAGAATTGGGCATAAAATTAACCCTATCACCTTCAAAAAGTAAACGCTTCTTAGTACAAAGACACTCCCATTCAGCAGTAGTAATAACAAATTCTTGATTACCAGTGAAAGCATGATTATTATCCTCAATTACTCTATCAGTTTTGTACTCTTCAGTTTTAATTCCATATAAACTTGCTTTAACTCTTACATTAGCATCATTTGATACAAGGACTACACTTTGCTTATCTGTATAAGAAAGGGCACAATTAAGGATTCTGTTGTCCACTACTGACATATCCATATCAGTTTGTGAATTGTTAATTTGTGGCTTGTCAACAAACAAAATACCACCATTTTCAAGTTCTGCTCCATCATTGAAAAAGTCTTCACCTTCTTCAAATCTACTACGGAGTCTATCCAGTTTTCTTATTACTGCTCTGGCATTCTGACCAAGTTTGTTATTTAATGCTTTAAATTTGTCAAGTTCTTCAAGAACTTCCATTGGAATAACAACATCATTGTCTCCAAAAGAAGATAGTGAAATTGGATCATGCAAAAGGACGTTTGTATCCAAGACATAAATCTTTTTCATTTTTTTCTCTTTAAAAAATTAAAAAACAAACTGATTAAATGATGATTGGGTTTGGAATTGAACCAAAGAAACTAATCAAAGCCGTTCACCAGAATTTCTCCCAATCAAAAAAAAATTTTTAAGTCATAGCGTAGTACAGACAATAGCGGACAGACAAGGTTTTTAATCATTACTGCCATATTTCCATACCAGAGGCTAAGACGTTTTCAATTTCGCACTTATAAAAAGGTAGCGTATCACCTCTCTTTATCCTCAATGTCTTCTTCCTATGGAATAATTGAGTAAAACTTTATAATGTTCTTTGTGGTACTCCAAGCAGGATTTGAACCTGCGACTAAATGGATATAAGCCACGTACTCTACCAAGACTGAGTTATTGGAGTGCATGAATAAGTAAAACCCCTATTGAGAGTTGCAATCTAATAGGGGGAGCAGTAACTAAAAACTATTAATAACGCAAAAGTTGCTCACCTTTAGTTAGAAAAAATAATATGTTTATAATTACTACAGACCTAAATATTATTAAAAAACATATATTTTATGCTCTTTAATAATACATAAATGGCTAAAGATAGGATATGCGCTGGTTAAATGATAAGAAAATTCCCATAAACTTATCTAATACCGAACACTCTACAACTCTAGCCATTTAATTTTTAAGACTCTTTATATATACTACAATTAACCTAACAAGTCAAGATTATTCTTTCAAGAATGTCTTTATGATAGCTATTTATTTGACCATAACGTTGATCTGAAATTTTACAAATCTTAATTCCTTCCTGTCTTGATAATGTAGCACATTTTCTACCAATTTTTGACGCTTCAATGGTATCAATTCTTTCTCCCATTAAAGAGCAGTATCC